AGAAATTGAACGGCTGAAAGCGGAGAGCGCCGGGAACAAGGCATTAGCAATCAGCAATCTTGTGCAAGCATTGGGACTGGAAGCCGGAGGGCAAGTGGCAAAGATGTGGGAATTAATAGGGGATGAGGTAATGTTACCTGAGATGATTGGGCCAGAGGTAAAACACTACTGGTCCGGCTGGAAAAACAACGGGACCATAGCCCCCGTTCTACCCCAGGTGCCATTTGAATCTTTGAGATATACCGAGAACGATATACAAGATTTACTTGACGCTTTTTATGACACGTTCCCACAACTAACCGGCATCCTGGAAACCGGCGGCAATGGCACGTCCTGATAGAAGCGGCTGGTGGACCTATACCAAAAATGGGCGTTACCGGCTGACGAAGGCCGGGAGCAACGGCCTTGCTTCAATAGGGGTCACTCAACGGCCTGGGACGTTTGTCTCCGAAAAAACGCTGGTCAATGTCCGTGATACCTGGATTAAAGCGCGGGGGCCGGTGGTACGAGATTTGGCCGCGCAACTCAAGGCCGGCAACATTTCCATTAGTGAGTGGGTTCTTGAGATGAGGACGGAACTCAAGACCGTTCACGGGGCGCAATTTGTTTTGGGGCGCGGGGGCCTGGGCAATATGACCCAAAGCGATTGGGGTAAGTTGGGGGCCAATCTGCGCCAACAATACGGCTATCTGAATGACTTTGCCAATCAGACAATCGCCAACCCGCAATGGTCAGAGGGCCGGATAGCCGCCAGGGGCCAGATGTATCTTGAGGCCAGCAGTGCCAGTTTTGAGCAGGGTCGCAGCCGGGGAGTTGGTACACCGTCATTACCGCAATATCCCGGTGATGGTAATACACAATGTCTGACCAATTGCAAATGCTATTGGCGCATTGTGAGCAAGGCAACCGAGTGGCATTGTTACTGGACCTTGCAGGCGGCGGAGCATTGCCCGGATTGCGTGGAAAATGCCGGAAAATGGAACCCACTTATATTGCCAAAGATTAATCTGAAGGTGCTGAAAAATTATTTACAGGGGCTAATGGATGTTCACCACAACCAGCACGCCGAAGCCGAACTACAACGGGCATAAGGCCAAGGTTACATTAACTGAATTAGAATGTAAATTGTATTACCGGCTTCTCACGCACGCCATTGGCCTATGTGCTACGCTATTTGAGATGTGGTACGGTAAAAAACCGCCAAAGGCCACCGATATATTGATGAGACGAGTCTAGTGAATACAAACAAATAATTGACAAATGGTTCCTGATCGTGTAGTATTGTTTTGTATTGTCAGACAATCAACCGATGCGGTAAATTGTCTTTTGAAAGCCCCTTCGACGTTGCCGCGTCGGGGGGCTTTGTCGTTATCCGGGGGTCTTCCCCCCGGTGGCCAGTAGTTGTTATGGGAGAAATCAACTATGAATGATGAGACATTAATTTATATCTCAATTACACAACAAAACGACCATCTTACCATTGATGGGAAAATGTACCTTTTTCATCAATTTTTGCAGATGTTGCGGGGCATTGAAAATGAGCAACTCGGCTTGTTGTCACCCGCGTCAATTGCCAGCAAAACACAACAGGAGTCTGCCGATGATCACCCTGATCAATGAGTAACGAATTTTAGGCGAATTATATACCAGGGTAGACCAGCGGTTGACGAAGTAGCACACCTGTGCTATGATATTACATAATCAAATATTACCCGAAGCGGGCAACCGCCAAAGGTTGTGAGCCAGTGAGTCAAAAAGGCCGACACTGTAATGGTGTCGGCCTTTTTTGTTGGAGGAATGATGAGTGAGGCTAAAAAGGCGATAAGCCTCAGCCGGTTAGAGGAAGATATTAGAAATGCCTTGAGGAACCAGTTCGGTTTTGACGAAATCAGCCTTGTGCCCTGGGTGGCAGAGTTGTTTGATGAATATGTCGTTGCCGAAATGGAGCCGGGTGTCTACTGGCAAATCCCATATATGGTTGACGATGAGAACGGCGTAACGTTCGCAGGACGCGAGGACTGGACAAAAGTTAAGCGNCAATCAATATGGGTCGAGGCCAAGACAAGGGTCTTAGGTAAAAAAAGCCAAGGAAACAACCGTAGTAAATATAAGTCGCTGAAGATGATTGACGCTAATACGCGCCGCATTGGGGCCTATGCCACTATTTGGGGCGAACTTGATTGCGACAACGACCGGATGACCAAAGAGGCAATCGAGCCTTATCTGGGCAAGGGCGCTCCATACATGTTCTGGCTTCACGGCCTCGACCCGGACTTTGGAGCTAATATTGTGGGGGTGTGGGATGTCAAGTCCTTTATAGTTGACCCGCTCGGCCTGTATGTTGAGGGCAATGTTAGCTTAGACGAATATGGAGATAAAGCCTGGGGGCGCATTACCAATGCTAAATCCTTTGGCCTGTCTGTGGGGTCATTCTGGTATTTAGTGGGTCGTGAAACATTGCCGGACGGCACTAAAAATATTACCGACTGGCCGCTGCTTGACATCTCGCTAATGGAAGGCGGCAAACAATGTGTTCCGTCTGCCAGAGAAAACATTAGCGGCGACATGAAACTCGCTTATCAAAACGTAGCCGCCAAATACGGCCTCGATGCCAGGTACGACCACGAAGGCGGCGATGTAAAAGAACTTAAACTGAAATTTAATGGGAAGGAAATCAAAATGCCTAACGAAAATGCCGAGACCGTCAATGTTGAGGCGGTCGTGGCCGACCAATTGGAAAAATTTTTTGCAGCTAAAGAGGCTGCGGAGACCGCGGCTAAAGAGCGACGAGAGGCTATTGACGCAAAAGCTCAAGAAATAGCCGACAAACAACTGAAAACAGCATATGAGCAATGGGCGACCGAAAAGGCTGAACTTGAGGCCAAAGTTCAGGAAGCGGCCAGGAAAAAGCCACAGCCTAAAGCTCCGCCGGTAGCTATGTCTGCGGATGCGGCCAGACCGGTCCAAATCAAAATGACCACGCCTTATGACCGGCTTGATACGGTTGACCTGTGCAACCGCTACATGCTGCTTAAATCGTGGGGGAAAGAACCATCTGAGCAGATGCGGCGCACCCTGGCCCAGCGGGTGATTGACATCTCCCGCGAGGAAGACACGCTGCACATCAAAAACGGTAAGCCGGTAAAAGTGCCCGCCGTTGATTGGGATGCGCTGGTGCCGCGCCACCTGGACCTGACCGAAGTTGAGCAGGGAGATACCGCTGCCAAAGCCCAGTGGGATAGCCAGAGTGACACAATTTCTAAAAATGGCTTGCGTCAATTTTATGAGATTGCCACCAAAGCCGATGAACTGGTTTACAGTACCCAATCCGGCTATGGCGACGAATGGGTCCCGACCCTGCAAAGTGCCGAACTGTGGCGCACTATTCGCCTTGAGGCCGCCGTTCTGGGAATGTTACCTCAATTGGATATGCCCTCGCAGCCCTATGACCTGTCCACCGAAAGCACCGACCCGACTTGGTACAAAGTTACCGAGGCCACTGACGAGGCACACCTGGTCTTGTCCGGTGGACCGTTTACCGATAGCAAGGTCGCTACCGCTAAGGTGACATTGAGCGCCGGTAAACTCGGTGGATTGACCTACTGGTCCGAGGAGATGGAGGAGGACGGCATTATCGCCTTTGAACCGGCAGTGCGCGATCAATATGGAATGTCAATGGCTCACGCCATTGATGACGTGTTGATAAACGGCGATGAAACCGGCGGGTCCAGTACGGCCAACATCAATAGCGTGGGAGCAACGATGGCGACTACAAGTCGTTTCCTGATTGTTGACGGTCTACGGCACGAACCGCTTGTAACCACTACGGGCGACAGTTTTGATGCCGGGACGCTGGCTTTTGCAGATTTCGTAACCGCCAGGTCCGTGATGGGAACTAACGGCGTGTTTGGGGTAGATGTCAACAACCTGGTTTACATAATGGATGCCGGAACCTATTTCAAGGCGGTGCACCTCACCGAGGTTGTGACCCTGGACAAATTTGGTTCCCAGGCCACCGTTCTGACCGGGCAGCTGGCCGCCATTGGGGGTATCCCCATCATCGTTTCACAGGAGATAAATCTGGCCTCTACAGTTGGCACGGTGTCTACCACCGCCGCCAACAACACTGCCGGGTCATTCCTGTGTGTCAATCGAAGCGGCGTGCGTGTCGGTTGGCGCAGACGGCCTCGAATGAGAGTGGTCGGTCTGCCCGGCGCGGAGGCCCGTTACATTGTAGCCTCCGCCCGTTTTGACATCGGCTTTAAAGAGGCCGGTATGGTGGCGATGGGCTACGACGTTACCGTCTAGGAATGTGACATGACCTTTACGGTTGGCATTGCGATTATAGCCAGAAACGGGGCCAGGACCCTGCCGAAAGCCCTGGCCCCATTTGAGGGCCTTGTCAATGAAATCGCCATCGTCCTGGGGGGAAAATCAAAAGACAACACTCCCCGGATTGCCAAAAAGCTGGCCGATAAGGTGGCCCGCTATGAAGGGCCACTGGATGATAACGGGGCCTTGCTGGACTTTGGCGCGGCCAGGCAGCAAGCGGTTGAGATGTTGTCTACCGATTGGTTCATCACTCTGGATTGCGATGATTTGTGGACCGGGGTCGAGCATATTCGCCCTACCATCAAGGAGGCAATCAAAGAGGATGCTCCTGCTATCTGGGTTCCGTATACGGTTGGTAATCAATTTATGCACCAGCCGCGCATTTTCAAGCGGGACAGCGGTCGCTGGATGGGGGCCATTCACGAGCATTTTGATTTTTATGAGGACCTGTTCGATGACAAAGAGCCGGTTTACATCAAATCTAGCGACATCCAGCTTACCCANCAANCCAGNCCGNCCGGTGANGGNACAGCCAGGCTGGAACAAAATATAGCCATTGGCGAAAACGAAATCACCAAAGACCCGGCCAATTTGCGGGCAATGGCTAACCTGACCAACGATTACAGCGTCATCGGTAATCACCAAAAAACCATAGAGACAGCCGACAAATATCTTGAGGGCAGACAACGCCTGAATCCCGGCTACTACGATGACGAATTGTATTATGTCCAGTACAAGCGGGCGGCAGCGTTGATGAACGAGGGCCGGTTCGAGGAGTCATTGTTGGCCGCCGTGAAATGTCTAACGGTACTGGACCGGGGCGCGGCATGGTCGGTCCTGGCCGAAAGTGCAATGCGGCTATCAAACGGCAGTGGCTCAACCGCTTTGCTTGATCTGGCGGTGATAGCCAGTGACAAGGCCCTAACCNCCGGCAAGCCGCGTGGCAACTTTGCCGAAAAGTCTGAGTTTGCATACGGTTGTGCCTTTGCAGATAAAGGCAATTGCTTTAGCCCAAATGGGGCGACACAGAGAGGCTTTGCACACGGTTGACCTGGGCCTTGAAATCGCACCTCAAAACAGTCGTTTGAAAGTTTATCAACACGAATTGGCCGGCATACTTAATGAGGTCCCTTGATGAAAGTACAAATAAAAAGACGCATACATGGGGATGGGCGCACGTTTAAGCCAGGGTTTTATGAGTTGGTGGAAAACGGTATTGACCCTACCCCTGCCCAAATGACNAAAAACGAGTTGGCGAAATTACAAGCCAACTATCCGGGCTGGGTGATTGTGGCAAATACGGTAAAGCGGAAGGCTAGAAAATAGGTGGCTTATTGTACCGTTGACAGCGTAAAACAATATTTGGGAATTGATAGCTCAAGCGATGACAACCTGATTGATACTATTGTCACACGCTCACAGGCCGTCATAGACAAATATTGTACACGCACCTTTGCGGCCAGCGCAGACACAACCCGTTATTTTGATGCCGTTGAGGATATAAGTGGACCCTACCTTTGGTTTGGCGATGATTTGGCATCAATCACGACCGTAACAAACGGTGATAGCACGACCATTTCATCTAGCGATTACGTCACCGAGCCGCGCAATAAAACGCCCTATTCAGGCATCAAGTTAAAGGCCGCAACGGGCATTATCTGGACCTATACGACCAGCCCCGAAAACGCAATCAGCATTACCGGAAAATGGGCATACAGTGCCACCGCCCCAAGCGATATTGAACACGCCTGCCTCGTTCTGGCGGCGTGGCTATACCGGTACAAGGACACGATCAATGAGGGCAGTGATAGGCCGATTGTGACCGCCGACGGGGTGACGATTTTACCGTCGCAATTGCCGCGTCAAGTGATGCAGATTTTGCGGCCTTACCGGAGATTGATGTGAGCCTGAAGGCGATTTATACCGCCGTTGGCAATCTGAGCATATCGGCCAATGGGAAAACGCCATTGACCAGAACGCTATCAGACCCCAAGAACGGTGTTGACACTGCCGATTTGCCGGTTCGGTTGATGTTGTTATCGAGTGGACGGCGTGGCAGTGGGCAAAACTATCACTACATAGATATATCCCAAAACGTTGCCAATGTCACCTGGACAATTGTCGAATTAATGTTGTGGGAACCGGTGGGCCAGAATATGGGCATACACGACAAGGACCCTCACTTGGCGGATTGGATGAGCAATTATGGCGCGGCTTTGCTGGGGTTGGGCGGCCCCACAAAAATGTGGCGGTTACAAAGTGCTTCATTTGCACCGGGTGTCTATGAATGGCCCATCGGGACCAGCCGGCGATTTTTTGGTGTAGAGACTACCCTGACCGTTTTAGAGGTTGACCCGTGAGCATAGAGATCGAGATTGACTTTGATGTGCGGAAACTAGGTCAAATTATAAAAAAACAGGAAAACTTAATAAATCGGGCTGCGATTGATGCGACTAATGACATCCTGACATTTACGGAATTGGCCCAAATCAAACGGTATACAACTGATAGTATGCCGCCCAAGCCCGCCGGTAGTACGTATCAAAGAACATTCAAACTNCGAAAATCGAGCCGGGTNACNTCTGCCCAAATACNTGGNNGGNATGTGTTGGGAAAATGGGAGGCCCTGGCCTCCTACGCTCAAGATGTTTTGGGGGCACGTGCTGACCAATCTCCGATTCACCGGGGCCGCTGGCGTAGTTTGGAGGATGTTGTACAGCGCATCAATCAAAAAGCACCCGAAATTGTAAACAGACATCTAAAGAGGTTTTTACGATGACGACTAAATACCAATTCAAAATAATCAAAACCGCTACTGTACAAGAGGGCTATGCCCGGCTTGAAATCGTCAATAGTTTTGCCGATGTTGACGAAAGCGATGCCGGGCAAATGGCGTTGGTTGCCAAATACGGTGGTGTGAAATGCAAACCGGCAGGCAAAACGCAGGACTTGAAGCCGGTCAAAAAGGCAGGTAAGTAATGGCAGTCACTACACCGTTTCCGATTTGGAAACAATATTTCAGAGTTGCGCCCGAAAGCGCGTTCAATACCAACACTGCCACCGCCGATTGGAATATCGGCGGTAATGGCGGGGGAGCTACCGGCTGGCGTGATGTACCGGTTGTGCCGGGGTCCGTGCGGTTTACGCCGTCGGTCAATCCCATTTTCCCCAACCATGCAGCGGGTATCAGGGCGATGAACAATGCCGCCCCCGTCGCCGGAGCCTATACGGAGGAGGGGTCGCTAGAGATGCCGGTCTATCCCGAACTAATGGACCCGTTCTTCTATGCCGTCCTGGGCAGTGCCACCCGCACCCCAACTGCGGGCGCGGCGGCTTTGTCGTCAACGGCGTTTGCATCGGTGGCAACATTGGACACGCAGCCCGACGGGACCGAGCAACTAAAATTTGTCATTGCATCCAGTACCGCCGCATCCGGCGCGGCTGTCGATATTATTCAATCCGGCAGTACGCAAGAAACAATCACCATTGGTACGTCGGCCGGCAGCGTTGACGGCGACTACTATAGTCAGGGCCGGTATGACGGTTCCACCAATGCAATTACATTCAGCGTTACCGGCACTGTTACCGGTGGGATGGTGACGGTCTCCGGTGTTG